GAGTAATTCATCTTGATAAATTATTCTTAAATCTGCTGTTCTATCAGGGACTCTTTTCATTGACAGATAATAAGCTAATCCTGAACACATACATGGTAAAAATCTAAACACAACATCAGGATCATTTGTGTACGCTCCCGCATCCTCAATTCTTTTTACAAAATAATATTTTAGATAAGTGTAAGTGCTAGCATTAGGTGCTTGATATAAAGTTATTGTGGGTGTTGTTTGTCTATCAACAAAATATTGAGAGGGTTGTCCTTGAGCTCCTTTATTAGGTAAAGCTGCATAAGCAGACCTGTCAATTTTTGTAAGAGATACGTCCGTTATACTACTACCAATACCTGTTCCTGTAGAAATGTAAGCTTCTAAAACATCATTGCAAGTTGCCGGCGTTGTATAAGTTGCAGTGCCAGCAGCTAATAGTTGTTCTTTAAGTTCAACTTTCCAAAGATGCACACCTTGGTTACCCCATTCAGAAAATAATAAGTTTAAACTTCTTCTTGCTGATTTTAAATCGTAGCCACTATTAGTTCGTATCCCGCATCTTTCGTATGCTTCCTCGATGACATCATCGATGTTTAAATTGAAACTTGTAGTTCCTGAAGTAGCCATAGTTCATTAAATTAAATCTTTGATGTAAGAATTATCCTTCATTGGTACAGATTCATCTTGCAAGCCCATACCTTTTGACCTTGCTTGACCATATCCTTTGATTTCTCCACCCATATCTCTTCCTAAATAGTTCATAGCTGGACTTAATTTAGTTTTACCTTTCATTATTTTTTTTGCTTGCTCTCTACCTTTTTTAGTCGCTAAAGCGGCAACACCTAATACTGCTTTAATCATTTTACCTTTTTTAACTCCCATATTTTCTTCAATAGCTTTTCCTCTTTTCATTTCATAACCTGATAATTTTCCGTCTTTATCTAGATCTGCTTTTTTTGGATTTTTTAATGCCATGTTTCCTCCTGTATAACCTTGTGCTTTTAATCTTTTTGTAGCTTCTTTTAATCCACCACCTGCTGCTTTTAAAACATTACCTAAAGTTTTAGCTTGTGCAGCATGTAGTTTGGAAGCTTTCTCTAAAGCTCCCTTAACTTTTTTTACTTTCATCATTTTACCTTGTGATGCCTTATAAGAAATAACTCCACCTTTTTTATTACCTTTTTTTGAAGATTTCATTACACCTTTAAAATCTTTCACTTTTAGTTTAGCTCCATATGCTCCACTAGGAAATAAATCAAAAATTTTAGTTTTTTTATCTATAATGGGTCTCTTCTTATCTATTCTTTTTGCTTTACTCATACGTCTATCATACCACCATAATATTTCTTAGTAAACGTCTTTACGTTAGTTGGCTTACCACCAACTCCTTGAGGCTTAGCTCTTTTCCTTGCAACGGCACTCCTCCTCTGTGAGTCTGTCATCCTTGCTGCTTTGGCAGCAGGCACGCACTTTGGATACTTCCGTTTCCTGTCCGCTTTTAGTTTTGAACGGCCACAGGGTGCGAATGAACCATCTTTTCGTTTGCTCCCAATATCTACCCATTTTTGATTGAACCATTCTTTAAGCCCTCCCTTTTTAAATCGTTTTGTAAATCCTATTGATAAAGTTTTGCTTTTTCCTTGTTTTTGTCCTCGTAAAAAAAGATTACTATCCTCATCACCTCTTTGATATTCAATATTCATTTTTTTTGGTATGTTAAAACCAGGATTATCTTTAACAACTGTCTTTTCTATTGATCCTCTAACTTTACCTAATTTACCGCCGCCACCTTCAACAGATCCTACTAAAGTATTTGTATACTCATCTGTGGAAACCTTAACGGTTGGTGATATATAAAATTTTTTCTTACTAGCCATCAATCATATCGCCATAGTATTTAGCACTGGATGGATTTGAAAAAGTTTGCCCATCAACGTCTAATCTAATAAATTTACCATCGTAAGCTTTTATCATCTTACCTTTTTTAGCAGGTTTAGGTCCTTTAAAATCTTTTCTCTTAACTCCTGACGGATCTTTTATTTTACCAGCACAAATTTTACTAGCGTAGGCATTAGCATAGGCGCTCGGGTACACCTTAAATTTTCTTTTTGCTGCTGCCTTACCTCTTGCACATAATTTAGTCATTTTGTTCTCCTTCTTAGTGGCCACTTTTGAGCTTCATAAGTCTCCCTATTGCAGTTGAACGTTTCAACAGTATAACTATATCAAAATTTAGAAGGTATATCTAGATTCTCTTCGATTCAGGTATGGGGTAAGAGATCATAGTATTTTGATCCCATATTTTATGCAAAAATCCTAACAAAGTGTATCTTTCAAAGTCAGTATTATTTATATGTGCCGCATGAAACTGTTTAGAATCAAACATAATTAATCTGTTATATACTCCCTTAATAGATGCTGTTTCTATAAATTGATTATTATTTTCCTGTCTTTGTTTGGTAACATTTATAGATGGTCTTAAAAAATAACTTTGTTTTTTTTCAAAATGTAAATCAACAACACCAGGTTTAGCTCTTTTGTATATAGAGGTTCCAACATCAATATCTTTATTAAGATATATTATAAAAGTTATTTGAGATGAGTCATGGTGAACCCAGCCATCAGAGGGCATATTGTTTGGAACTTTACAAAATTCTAAACTACTTTCAAAAGATAATGAACGATGATTATTTGGATATAAAATAGCTAAAACTTTTTTGTTTATGTAATTAAATAAAGTATGATTTGAAACATGTAAGGGACCTGATCGATATCCAGGATACTTAGTGCCTTTATTGTATTTTTGTTTTTTTGCTTCCTGCAGAATATCATCAGGACTTTCAAAAAAATCATCTACAACAACTGTAGGCCAATTCATTTTTTCTTTTTATTTTTTTTCTTTTTAACCACTGCACCTTTACTGTAAACTTTGTATTTTTTCATAGGTGGTGTAGAAGTTACTTTTCTAAATTGTGATCTGCCCATTACCATAATTTATCCGCTCCAAGGTTTAAATTGAGTTTTTTTATTTTCATCTTTAAATGCATGTAACCACTGATTTCTATTATTTTCTCCAGCGTAGCTGCAATGTATCCATCCTGACGTAGGTTCATTTTCACGATAGAACTCGAGTATACCTTGGTCTATATCTAAATTATTCTTAATCCATATTGCAAGTTCTCTATTATCCACACCAGGTATTTCAAAATCTGCTGCCGCTGCACTATCATCCGCTACATGTTGGCTATTAACGCTACTTCCGATTGCAATACAAAGTTCTGCACAACGAAATCCGCTAGATATGATTAAAGGCTTGTCAAAATGCGAACGTATCGGCTGAAGCACATTTACTGCTAGTGCTTTCAAATTTTCTATTTGTTGTGGATTAGGATTGTTATTAATCCCCTTCCTTTCAGCGACTTGGCTTTTAGTTAGCTCGTCAAGGGTTATATTGGCTGTTAATTTCATATGTAATTTATATTGATATTAAATCTTGCTTTTTGATCTGTACAAGTGGTGCTATTATGTTTTATTCCTCCATCAAAAAATATAGCTCTGTTTTCAATCGATTCAATTTTTGTCCCATCTTGCATAACTGTAAACCCATTGCAAGTGTTAAAACTAAGTATACAGTTTTTATGTGGTTCATCATAATCAACGTGAGGTAGATGATGCACCAAATCCTTAGTACTAGGATAGCAATTTAATTTTATTCTTACAAGACTGAATGGATTTATTTTTTTAATTAATTTATCGTTAAAAACGCGAAAAAATTCACTATTAGGTTTATTTTCTTCATAAACAATATGGGTAAAGTAAGAATTAGGATCATTATCATCTTTACCGTATGTGCAATTTTTTGCAAAGAACCATGGAAAAAAACTACCCATAGCAATTTTTTGTAATTCTAAAAAATCTTCTCTTGGAAGATAATTATCTAAAACTTTCATTTTTCTTTTTTTCCTATGTGATAAAAATATTTATTGGAATCTTCAGTTATCAGCCCTTTATTTTCTGCATTCCACTCTGTAGTTTGTACTTTATAGTCAGGTATACCGGACTCAGTAGTATAACTAGAAACGTTCCACAAAATACGATTATTAGGCTGAGCTGCATAATTACCGTTAGAAAGAGCCAATACATGCGCACACTTATGTTCATCAGGTATTTCAGAATGCTCAGTGTCCAAGATATTGGGTTCAGGATGAGCCCAATCAATAGTAAATAAATAATTTCCTGTATATAATGTTTTATCGATTCCCAAATATTTTGCATTTTCTCCTAACAACCAATCAAAAGTGCTAACACTAGGATAATAACTGAAACTGTTCCACAATTCCAATTCGTAAACTTGCATATCTGGCACTTGGGCTCTAGAAAAACGTTTTTGGAAAAACGCTGAGATAGGCAACCTCCAATAGCACGCACCGTTTGGTAACATGATATTAAATAAGATTGCACGACCCGGAATTGAAGTGATTGCAAAAGCCACGCAATCGATACTTTCTTTATTATATTTTTCATCCATGTCATAAAGATACTCCTTTCTTACCTTGCAATATATTGGTGGTATATTAGCATTAAGATAAGACATTTAATCCAGTTTCCCGATTTAAATATTTATATTCTATTTTTCTAATGTCAAAATCTTTCATTATTGTATTACATATCTTTTTTTCATTAAATTCTCCACAAGAATATACGTCAAATTGCATCAGAGCTGGTTTTGGTTCATCCCATATATGCATTGCTATATGTGAAGTTTCTATAATTGCCACAGCTGTAATACCTCTGTTGCCCTCCATGGCACAATACTTTACATATGGACCCATAAATATTTTCATATTTATAGACTCTATAAAATTTATCATCCAATTTCTTAAATACTCTTCATCTGTGGGTGGTCTACTAGCTTCGGCACGAATTATTAAATGTTTGTGGACAAGTAAATTTTTTTTCATATTGAATTAGACTTTCCTTCTTTACAAGTAAACTTAACAATAATTTTTTTTTCAATCACCATATCAGGTCCTAATGTTTCTAAAATTTTTTGAGATTCCTTATAACCCTCTTGTAAACATTCATATGAATTATTAAATTCTTTTTGTAAAACGGCAGGAGGATAGCATGTGCCCTGAACCTGTGAGCAAATAATCATTATGAGAATATATTTCATTTATCATTGAGTCCATAATAAATTACTATACATAACATTAAAAATGCTACGATTGTATTAATTGGTAAAGAAGGTTCTGCTACTAAGTTTTCCATTATTCTAAAATTATTTTTTTAATACTTTTCTGACCCATGTATATTTCTGTTTCTGCTTTTGATTTAATACATTTATAACTTACACTTGGGTTGTAATCTCTTTCAGCAACTCTCTTACCACGTAAACAAGTTGCCATATTATCTTGTATTCTATGTTCTTTAATTTCCCCATTAATAAACATGAGAAGGGCTACCACAGTCTCAATCATTTTTTCTCCTTATAATTGTCTAGTGTTATTATATCAGGGTTTTCTTTCATGTACTGCTCTTTTAACACAGTCCAATAACTTATTTTTGGATCAAAGTCTCTTTCACCAAAAGAAGATGCAGACATAACTCCTAACTTCATACACGCATTAATTAATTCAGCAAACTCTGCAGGAGGTGGACTAATTCGTGGCACTCTTTTGCATTCTTTTACTAACTCTAATTGTATTTTTAATTTTTGTTTTTTTCTTTGGTCTTTTACAAATTCTTCATCACAAACGTCACCAATAGACTTTCTAAATCTCCAACCCACTACTTGGTCTTGCGATTCGGCGCTAGACCCTGTTTTGTATTCGTGTTGCCTAACTTCTGTATATGCTTCCCAACTACCTTGATCACACGTATTTGTGCCGTCATTTAAATATTCGTTACGTGCGCTAGCTGCAGTAGCGAGTAATGCTATTAATAAACTACCTATTAAGGTCCTTAATATCATATGCGTGCTCCCTTACTTGATCAGCTAATTGTCTGTATAAATTTTCTGCCATCTCCCATGTTGCTTCAGCTGCAGATAATCTTGTTGCTGTGTCTGTGAGTTTTTCTTTAGCTACTTCTAAATCTCTTTGTAGATTTATCAAAACTTGTTTATTAGCTTCAATGGTATCAGTCAGATTAATAACATATCTAACAGATGTAAAAGATCCGGCTAGTATCGCTGCTACAACTGGGACAATGACTATATTTTTTTTAATCCATTCAAACTTAGATAATTTAATTTTTTTCTTTATGCCCATTTGCAAACTCCCTTTGTCTATCTTTTAATTTTTCAATATCATTAGTAGCTTTTTCTACTTGTTTTTGTAAAAACTCTATGTTTACTTTGTTATGCATTCCGTCTTCAATGGCTTTATTGAGACGATCTACAGATTTATATAAATCTTCTACTAACATGTAGAGCTCTGCCTCACCTGAAGATTTACCTAATTGTCCTCTAGGATACTTAATTCTAAATTCTGTATTTTGCTCTAAATCTTTTTCAATCAACTCTAATTTAGTTGAGTGCGAATTTAAAGTTTCGTGCAAACCAAAATATGCCCATGTGCCTATTGCTACCATCGCAATTAGACTAGCAACTGTCTTCATTGGCATTTGCACTTTTGCTTCTTCGCTAATCTTTAGAGCCATAAACTAATCTTGCCAAAATTTAGATAATAAACTATCCCAAATTTTTTTTATTTTATCTTTTATTTTTTTTAGCATTTCCATCTCCTTCTTGCTTGTCTTAATCTTGAGTTTGGATCTTTTGCAGCTTTTGGAAACTTTTTCATTTGTCCAGCACTTCTAGCACAAAATGATTTACGTCTCTTCGCAGCTTTAGATCCAGGTTTTACTTTACCTGTAACAGCAGTTTTAAGTTTAGATCCAGGGTTTTCTTTTCTGTATCTTGCAACTCCCGCAGCTGTCATACCTGCTCCACTTTTAGTAGAGCGATAGTATTTTTTAGTTCGTGGAGGTTGAACATCACCTCCACGTTTTAATTTTAACAGTTCTTCAGTATAACTGTCCATGTTAAACCTTAATTGTTAGCTGTCATGCCTGGTCCTGAATATTTGTCTGTTAACAACGTCACTGATGTAACGTTTGTTAATGTAGAACAAAAAACACCTTGTGGAAAAACAATTCCATCCTCAGGAAAAGTAAAATTAATTACATCACCATTAGGTACATCGCCAACAAATAAAGAAGTTCCTGTTTTGCTACCGGTTGTTAAATTTACTGAGCCAGCTCCGCCAGCATTTGATGCTATAATAATACCTCTCACTCTTATTGGAGGTGCTATTACAGCTGTTGTAGAAGCTGCTGTAAATCTAGTCGCCTGTATATCTGCTTTATAACTCATGTCTTCTCCTTAAATATGTGGGGCCGAAGCCCCACACTAAATTAACTATTACGATTCTTTAGCAAAAGTTCCTCTAACTTGAGTAACTTGCCAATGGTCTGTGTTCTCTAAAGATGCGATTACAACAAAGTCCCCTTGTTTTGAAGTGGCTTTTGTATTGATTAAGTCTTTGTCATCTGTAGATGAACCAGCGTAATTGATTCCATCAGATGCATTAGGACTGATCGTTAGAGCGTTTGCTCCGTCAGGTGCATTGTTTGCAAACTTAAATACATAACCAACTGCGATCGCTGGTAATGTAAATACAACTCCATCAGTAGAACTTACAAAAGTTTTTCCTGAATCACCAGTTGTTACAGTGTAGTTTGAAGTTTTAGTTTCAATGTTTACACCTTCTTTTCCTTCAAGCACTGGGCCTGAAAATGTAGTTTGTGCCATAATTATATCCTCCTAGTTTTCCGAACATAGTCTCTAGGCCGTCCACTATACGGGTCTATGTTCTTTTATTAATTGTATAGTGATTTCATTATACATAAAAAAAGGGCGGCCATAAAGACCGCCCTAATTCGTTTAACTGTTAATCTTATCGATTACGCTGCGCCTGGAGATCCGAAGACTCCTCTAGGGTCAGAAAAGCCGAAGCTGTATCTTTCTCTAGCTTTGAATCTTACGTTACCAGTGTCGAAATCACCTTCGATAGCTGTCTTAATTGGACTTCTTACGAAGTGTTTAAGACCATTAGGAGCGTCCGTCATGATAAAGAAAGCATCAGTATCTGTTAAGAAGTGATTTACTCTGTATCCTTCAGGTATCATTCCCATGTTAGCAATTGCGTTGATATCGTTATCTGCAGTTCCTACTCTTTGAGGTGATCTCATTAATCTCTCAGCAGTAAATTGTAATTCTTTTGGAATTATAAGTTTTCTACCTTGAAGAGCGATTTTAAGACCTCTCTCATCTACGAATGCAGCAATATCAATTAATGATTGCTCTAGAGATGTTTCGTTTAAGTCCGCAGCAGTAGATAGTTCGTTCGCAAACGTTCCACCATTAGATAATGGGTGAACAGCAGAGCATAATGAAACTCCGTCACCACCATTATTAACGTCAAAAGCTTGGTTAAGAACTGTAGCTGCTTTCACTTGTTTAGTGTGCGCCATAGATCTTGCTAAAGCTCTTGTGTATCTACCCGCTAATCTATCATATAAGTTATCTTCGATAGCTTCCTCAGTGATAGCAAACGCGAGAGCTACTGTCTCGTGTGAGTATCTTGAAGTGTATGCTTCGTTTGCGTTGTCAAAAGTGACCATCGCACCTTCTTGTTTTGTTGCTGCTGCCCCAAAACCTGAAAGCATTACTTCTTCTTCAAAAGCTCTGTCAGATGTCTCAGATGTAAAGATCTCTGCGTGCTCGTTATCGTATCTGTTGTATTCCAAGCCGAATAAAGCATTCAAACCTGGCTCTAGTTCTTTAACTAGCTGTGATCTTGATATAGCCATAAATTATCCTCCTTTATTATAAGCCTGTACCACCATTTTTGAAGAAATGGTTGTTTATTCTTACAAGTACATCAACGTTAGCCGAACCTGCATCATCGTTATCGACATCTTGTGAGATATCAATCGCTTGAAGCATGAAAGACGCGTTTGTACCTGAAACAGAGTAATCTAATTGTACTTCAGAAATCCCTGTTTTAGTGTTACCGCCACCTGTTGTTACACTGAAATTTTTAAAAATGTCAGCTACTGCAAAGGCACCGTCAGAATCAATCTTATAAACTACACTTGGATCGTCAATTACAAATGCTGTAATGTCATCTGCAGCAACGCTTCCTGGGTAGTAATTTGCATAAGTTGGCTTCTGCGTAGTTGGATCTGTATAGAAGCATCCATTAAATACACCAATAACATGATCAGAAGTGTTAGCTGTGTGTCTAGCTATTGTGCCAGTTGCTAACGGAACAACTAAATCACCTTGGAAAACCGCAGTGTTGTAGTTATTCGCAATTCTATATCTGTTTTGAGCATTAATAAATGGACTACCATCCAATTTTCGAACTGGTTTCAATCCGAATTTTTCAGCTGTATTTGCCATATTTATTTTCTCCTCATTTTTTTACAAATATAGATGGTTGACTTTAACAAAAAAATTATTGTTTTCGTCCACCACCAAATGTTACACGAGATTGTCTATCGATATTGATAGGCATCCCCGGTCGTTGTTCCTTCATAAGATCGTTATCAACTGCGGACATTTGGTTTTCTGTTATACGTTTAAAGTATTCAGCGCGCGAGTTTGCAATCTCTTCCGGTATCCTAGCCAACACTAGGCCCTGGCCACCGATTAAACCTGCATAATCGCCGTTAGCAATGATTGGATATGCGTGATTACCTATTTCTTCTTTCAAAGTTTCAGCTCTCACAAATTCCCAACCTTCTCTCATTTTCTTAGATACGTTTGACGTATCTTGAAAACCCATGCTTTCGACTCTTATCCACCTTTGGACAAAGCCCTTTGGTGGTTTAGGTGCATCGAGGCTCGATGGTGGAGTCCAAGGTTTAGAAGCATCTTTTGCTTTTCTCTCCTCAGCTCCGCGTGAAGTTCTTTTTATTGTATCGCTCATATTATTTATCCTCCTTCACGTATTTAGCGTATTCATCTAGTGGCACGTTTAATTTTTTAGCTATAGCCACCTGTGAGGCCGTGAGTTTCACAGTTCTGCGTCCTTCTTGTTTACGACCAGCCGAGGCAACGGTTTGGACGGGTTTCCTTTGCTCTTTTGGCTTATCGTTCTGCTCTTGATTAAGGGCATTTGGAAAATACCCTTTTAGTCTTGAGTCTATTTCATTATAATACTCATCTGAATCAACTGCAATACCTTCCATGATAACATTCTTATGTATCTTTTCTGCAGCAGCTGTCATGATTTCATCCTTACCAAACCATTCATTTTTTTCAGCCCAAGCCTTAGCTTTATCACTGATTTGTGATGGTTGAGGAGTATTATCGGCTGTAGATTGATTCGCTTCTACGTTTTGTTTTTGTTTATTTTCTTCCTCTTGTATCTTCTTTTGTTCAGCACGGTTAGCCAACTCAAGTCTTGCTTTCTCTTTTTGCACAGCAAGTTGAGTGAGCTTATCATTGGCCTCCATGATCTTATCAGAGTCCTGATTTTGTATCGCTACCTTTAATGCATTTTTTACTTGCTCTCTTTGAGCGTCTACTCTTGCATCAAGTTCTTTTAGATATGCTTCATCAGAGTCATTGAATTTTTTTTCTGATGCTTCAAATTTTTTCTGAAGACCTTTTGCATAATCTAATGCAGCTCTCTCTCTTCTTTGAGATTCTCGATATCTACCAACTAAAGAATCAATACGACTTTGATAATTTTCTCTTTTCTTTTTTAAATTATCTTGTCTCTTTTGTTCTTTATCTTCTTCTGTAGATTTTTTTGTATCTTTGGTTTCTGTTTTTTCTTTTTGTTCATCAACTTTTTCTTCCTCAACAACTACTTTTGCTTTTTCGGATTCTTTTGATTGATGATCTGTATAACCTAAATCAACTTCACCAACATTTAATTTTGGTTCTTCTTTAGGTGCTTCTTCCTTAACTTCAACAGATTCTTCTTTTAAACCTGTCGTATCTAAATCCACTTCTTTATCTGAAATTGGATTTTCTTGCTCAACTTTGAGCTTTTCTGCTTCTGCCATTTTATCCTCCTAAAATAATTGGAGGATATCTTCAGGGTTTTTTATAGTTCCAATAATCTCGTCATCATTTAATATTCTGTGCTCTCCAAATTTTGTTTGGAATCTTGCACCGGAATATCTTCATT